AACGATGTTGGAACACATTCCAGAGAAACAAGGCACATGGGCGAAAATGAGTCCAGCCAAGCAGGCCAAAGTCGCAGCCGCTCTAAAGCGTGGACATGCCAAATGGCAGAAGAGGCAAAAACATGACAAGATTGTCAAGCGCACAATACACGCTGCTGCGTAAGATGCCGGCGCGGTTCGGACTTGATCTAGCGCGGCGTTACAAACAGACAACGTTTGGCTCGTTTGCCCGACGTGGCTACGTGAAAGAAGTCAACAGCGTATTCACTGTGACATCTAATGGGAGACAGGCTCTGGAAGAGTTCTCCCGTGCAAACGTATTCAGGCGACAGGAGTCTGATAAACTGAGCAAGTTTTTCCGGCGACTGTTCAAGGTGGCATGACGCGACTACTAACACTTCTCCTCGACCTGCGCGAGGAGAAGTGTTCACGTACAGAAGCATATAGGAGGTTACGTGATAATAACGCAATACGACCGGAGGCAGTGCGAGACATGCCAAGAGAAACGTGGTGGAATCAACATATGTATCGAGTACCATGCGGACTCAGAGTACATCTGTTGGCGCTGTTTCCTCGAAAAGGTAAAGGGCAGTGATTATAAGGAGCATGTGGAGGAATGAACATGGATAAAGAGATAATGGTCGTTGACAGCCAAAGGCTGAACACAATTCAGTCTTGTGCCTACAAGTACGATCTGGCGTTCAATCACGACTACATCCCAGTGCTCAAGGAGGAGTTCTTCGAGCGCGGCATATTGATGCACATGATACTGGAGCATTACTACAAAGGCGTAAAGAGTGGTGGATTCACGCGGCCACTGCTCATCAAAGAATCCATCGCAACTGGTGAAGCCGCAGCAGTCGACATGAACATACAGTCAGAGGAGGTTGAAGAGGTCAACAGAGTAGCCCTTGAATACTTTGAGTTTTATCAGGATGAGAAGTTTGAGGTGCTCGAAGTTGAGAGGGTTGGCTCCAAGGTCCTTTACGAAGATAACAACTTAGTCATATTGTATGAGACCAAGATAGACCTCATCGTGAGGATTCAAAACGTAGAAGTACTCCCAGTTGATCACAAGACCTACAGCAAGAGAGGCCCAATTTCAACGTTATCCAATCAGTTCCTCGGATACTGTTGGATGCTAAACGTGAGGAATTTGATGATCAATCGTATTGGTCTTCAGAAGACAATTGCACCAAAAGAGAAATTCCTCCGCCCCATCACATCATATGCTCTACCAGTCATTGAGTCATGGGTGAGGAATACAACGTGGTGGTGTCTGCAACTACACAAGTTTGAGCAAGATGGGACTTGGCCCCAGAATTTCACATCTTGTGACAAGTATGCAGGGTGCATATTCCAACAGGTATGTGCCTGTCCAGAAGAGACAAGGGACTGGAAGTTGTCTCAGATGTTTGAAAAGCGTGAAGAACCGTGGGATGTGGGAAAGGAGATCAAGTAAAATGCCGTGCAAAGTGTATGTCATCGAAGGAAAGTATCAGATGGAATTTGAGAACATCTTACGACGAAAAATACCATTCATCGAGCTAAACGATTTCTTCACATCGCAAGATGAATGCGAAACGCTAGAGCAAGCCGATGATTGGTGGGTCAGCAGGATAATTCACGAAGAGGGATACTAATGAGTAAAGACTCTGTTGAATTCTCTCGCATTTGCCAACGAGTAATGGAGGAACAAGGGTATTTGATAATTAGTTCTCGCCCTGGTGTAGATCCATTACCCATTGGGATCGTCATACCTGTTGGTATTGTGCGGTATAGCTTCACGGGAGAATACATAGATACAAATTTGCGCGTGGTAGGGATAGCGACATTAGATGAATGGAAGGAACAATGTCGAAAATATAGCCCAAACGAACTAGTGTGGCATGAACGGTACCCTCAATTTAATGAATCATCACACGTAAAGGTGATAGCCGAATGACAAGACTAACCAAGATACCACCCTACGAATACCGAAAGCACAAGGTTGTTAAGTTTTATCAAGAGGATTCCGGCGGCTGGAGCACGATCTGGAGCGCTGTGTATGTAGATCCATCTTATTGCGGACAATGCCTAGATGAACTAACAGAGCGTGCAAATAAACAGAAGGAGGCGAAATGAGAAGACTGATCATATGGACCGAGATAGTTCTCTGCGTCGCAGTTGCGATGTTGTTGGTATGGACCCCAATTGCTCGATAAGTGCATCGGCTGCGGGAAAGGGATAAAACATGGACAACAATACGTCCGACTCGCTGGAGGCGATTCCATTCACGATCGACAGTCGTGTAAAGAAAAGTACAAGGAAGCATGTTCACAAGTACGTAAGAATAAGACTAAAAGACTACGCCGTCTATAAATGTGTCAATGGAGGATGCAACCATTATATTCAGTGTGAGCTGGCACTTGGCAATCTCGTCATCTGTTGGCGTTGTGGGAAAGAACTTCCAATGAGCATTGGGATGTGCAGGGTGAAGAAGCCTCATTGTCCTGAATGCACGAAAGTATATACGAAGAGGAAGACGGCATGAAAGTATACGTAGCGTCCTCTTGGCGTAATAATCATCAGCCCATAGTTGTCGAGATATTGCGCGAGGACGGTCATGAAGTGTATGACTTCAAAGACTCTGAAGGTTTTAGCTGGCGTGAAGTTGATGAGAACTGGCAGAATTGGACTCCAGAAGAGTATATAGTTGGCTTGAAACACGAATATGCGGAACGCGGCTACATACGTGATATGTCTAACCTACAAGCCTGCGAGGTATGTGTCTACGTGATGCCATGTGGTGTGTCAGCGAGCTTGGAGGCAGGTTGGGCACGTGGAGCCGGCAAATTACTAATAGTTTACGTGCCTGATCTACGTGAACCAGATCTCATGGTCAAAATGGCTCATGTGGTGACTGATAGTCTCGAGGTAGTACGAGAGACATTGCTTGAACTGAAGAGGTTAAGGAGAGGAAGATGTGACAACAATCAAGTGTGGCGGGACAAATAAGTTGGGAGTTAACAAGATGGAGTTGAAAACTAATGAACACAAAAGAAATCAATCTTGACGAACGAATCTTCGCACTGTTCAAGGGTGACCCAGGATCTGGGAAGAGTATCGCAGCAGCGTCATTCCCAGAGCCATACTTCATGGACATAGATGCGAGGTTAAAGTCAGTTGTCAATTATTGGAGACCGCGCGGCCGTGAATTCGAGTACGATCGGTTCACAACTCCCCTCAAGTTGAACCAGAAACTCGAAGAGTTCCAAGCACATTGCCCATACAAGACCATAATAGTAGACGGTCTTACAACGCTAAGCCGCTCGATATTCCAAGTGGCCAAATCGATGCGAGGAGTTTCCCTCGAAGGAGAAAAAACAAAGACCAAAGTAAGATTGTCAGCTGGCATGGAACTGAAACAGATTGATGACTATCAAGGTGAAGTTGAGTGGATACAGACGATACTCAACAACCTCAAGGTCATTAGTTTGAGTCACAACATTAATGTCATAATGACGGCTCATATCATAACAATTGAGTCCTCACCTGACATCAAAACTGGCAACACAAGTATCTCTCGTAATATCTTGACAGCAGGAAAGAAGGCTGCCGCCGAGGTCCCTGTTGACTTTGATGAAGCGTGGCACTTCGATGTGCAGCCTTCATACGATGGAGGTGGACCTCGCTACACTGTGATAACCAAGAATACGGGATGGGATTGGGCTAAAACAGCGATGAACATTCCTATCAGAATTGACTTCACCAATGATTCCTTGTACGACAAGGTGATGGAATCTGTTCGTGAGGCGAACAAATGAATCAAGCAATCAAAGAGGTATACCTTAAGATGGCTCTTGAAAGTATAGAGGAATCATACGAATTTCACGACTCCATCGACTGCTCAAAAGATCCATTTTTCCTATCGATCATGAAGATCACACTCATCGATATAAATAAGGCAATAAAGATAAATGATTTACCTAAGATTTGTGCAATTTTACAAACTCTATTCGAGGTAGGTATTCGAGTAGGAATGAGAATATCGGAGCTAAACAAAGAGAGGAACAATGCCACTACACTTCAAAGTGACACGTGAAGATATGCTACGTTCCAAGGTCTTGGACCCAGGATGGTACAAGATCAAGGTCGTAAAAATGTGGGAAGAGAAAGCCAGCGACGGTGAGTCCATGAACACCTGGATCGAAGGGAAAGTCATCAGTGGTCCAGCCCAGAAAGATGGGTCCAACATCGTGGATACACCCACTCGTCGGTGTTTCTCGGAGAAGGCTCCAGGAATGGCCACACCTTTCCTGCGGGCAATTGGGTGTAACGTGACGGAGAATGGATTTTCCGGCGACATCGAGAAGGGCATCGGACAAGAGATTCTCGCTTACAACGAGAATCGAATGTACGAAGGTCGCATGATGAACGACTGGAAAGACTTCAAGCGCGTGGCGTGAAAGGAGAAAACAGATGAGTGAAGAAGACAAGATGGAAGAATTGGAAGAGACAGCAGCAGCCGACGAGGAATCTGATGATGAAGAGGACGAGTTCGCTGGTGGCGAAGCTCTCTTCAACATGGTGGTGGAAGCCGGTTGTGTCCAAGGGAGATGGGAGGAACTAACAGCCGAGGCCAAACAGAAGTGGCAAATGGCAGCAGATAACTTGTAAGCTTACGGGCGCGCTAATTAAATAACGGATTTTCCCTGCATTCTGGAGTTTATCAAAAACCGTCGCGCCTATCTTTCAAAGGGGAAAACAATGATATTTGACGAAGTGGCCAAGAATCTAGGTGAATTGGTACAGACAAGCACAGTGGAGTTGCTAAGAGAGCGGTACAACTTCCATATCAAGTACAATAAAGAAGATGAGGACGCAACTGAATTATCTATCCAGGACAATCTTAAGCGGCCCAATCTAGAGTGGTGGGAGCGGGCGATCCTTGAGAGGCAACTCCATGACCTTCGACAATCTCAACACGGTCGCAAGAAATCTGGGCCTGGACGTGAAGGATGGTCACTGCGTGACACTGCAGACGAGATAGGCATGTCCTTTGGGACGTTGTCAGAGGATCTCAGATTGGCCGACGCAGTAATGGCGAATCCAAATTTGAGGAAGATTGAAGACAAGACAACTGCGAAGCGGCTCATCTTTGGGATGGCCAAGAGAGCAGAAGCTGAAGCAGTCGCATCCATGCCCACAAAGATTGAGACCAATGTTGTCCTATGTGGCAACTCGGCAGAGATCCTCAAGTGGTATCCCGACAATTCCTTTGATGCATGTATAACTGATCCTCCTTGGATTGAGTATAAGGACAAAGAACTCACCAGAGACGATCAGACCTTGCTAGTTTTCAAGGAGATCTACCGTGTGCTCAAAGTGGAGAGCTTCCTCTACGCATTTGTGTCCACTCCCGACTTCGATTTCTACAAAGTGGAATTGCCAAAGATAGGATTCCAAGTCCAGACGAATCCACTGATCTGGCATAAACTCAACATAATATCACATGGTCTCAGGTCCTGGGAGTACATGAGGGACTTCGAGCCAATCATCTTAGCAGTCAAAGGCAATCCACACCTCACACAATCAACTGCACCCTCTGCAATATTCACCTACCCAATCCTACACTCATCTAAGTCAATCCACCCAAATGAAAAACCAGTAGAACTCATCAGTAAAATCATGGACCAATGTAGTTACGAAGGTTCAATCATACTCGATCCATTCGGTGGATCTGGTGTGACTGGGGAAGCGGCGATTAAGGGTGGCAAACGATATGTCATCATCGAGAAAGAGCACAGATTCTACCGAAACATCGAGTCTCGTCTTAAGGTGGTAGAGTAGTAACCAAAAGACTCAATTCCATAGGTATAAATGGGTTGGCATCTTTCTTCAAGGGATGCTTGATCGACTGAAATTTGGACACTATAGATACGGCCCACCAGATATGTCCAAAGCGTATTACAGCCGCGCCCTTCGAGCACTCCGAGACTATAAGAGATATGGAAGGAAAGAACTCCTTGGAGTTTGAGGAGCCTGAGATTGCCAACACATTCTACGATGTTGTTGACTCTCAAGGAAGGAACAAAAAGATTTGAGGTATGTTCCAGGATACGGCTGCTCATCAGCTAAATTGATGGTTATCGGCGAGGCTCCTGGTGCTCACGAGGAGGCTGATGGGATACCATTTGTTGGAACATCTGGTAGATTGGTCGATGAGATGCTAGAGGTAGCAGGGTCGTCTCGTGATGAGGTATATATGACCAACGTGGTAAAGGTCAGACCACCTAACAACGAGATTCATAGATTAAAAGAGTTAGGTTGCAAGATTGAAGATTTTGAACAAGAGTTGTGGAATGAGATTGACGAGATTAATCCTAATTGCATCCTAGCCTTCGGCAACGTTGCTCTACGTACACTTACTGGTGAAATTGGTATTAAAAATTTCAGAGGTTCCATTCTAACCAACAAAAGAAAAGGACTCCCTAAAGTTGTCGCATCAATCCACCCAGCATCATTATTTCATTCTAACGATGGGTCGATGTCCAGTTATCGTGACAAGGCATTCATACAATTTGACATCAACCGCGCGGTTCAACAGAGCCTATTCAAAGAACTCAACAGGCCACCGAGAGTACTCAATTATGCCAAAAACTCCAGAGACCTTATAAATTTCATAGACCGATATACTGGTCGCAAAGCGGTATCAATGGATATAGAAACATTTGCGACCATACCAATGTGTATCGGCTTTGCATTCTCTCCATTTGAAGCCCTCTCAGTTCCACTCTTTGACATAGCATCCCCAACTAACCCAGATGGAATACCATTACATGACATGGTATTCATCTGGAAATTAGTTGCTGATATCCTATTAGACCCTCAGTATCAGACAATTGGACAGAATCTCAAGTTCGATCAGGGGCGGCTCGAAGATATCAAACTCTTGATGAATTGGCCTTGGTTCGACACTCAACTTGCATGGCATACTCTATACTCCGAATTACCAAAGAGACTCGCATTTATATCCTCGATTCTCACAGAGGAACCATATTACAAAGATGAGTATGAGGAGTACAATCCTAGAAAGGACAAACTACAGAAAAGATTACTCTATAATGCCAAAGACTGCGCAGTTGAGTTCGAGGTATATGAGAAGGAATTAGAGAGTTTACGTGAACTAAATCTAGAGAGTTTCTTCTTCGAGAAGATGATGCCCCTTCATCAGTTTTACTACAAGATGGAGCGGCGCGGCATCGCGATTGACAAGACCGAGCGAGCGAGACTCATAAAGAAATACTCACGCTACACGCAACTAATACACAAACAAAATGCAAAAGATCTAGGCTATGAACTAAACGTGATGTCACCAAAAAGAGTCGCGACCACCTTATTTGGTGATCTCAAATGTCCTGTAAGGAAGGACACAGGCGAAGACACCCTTGAGATGTTAAAGCTCAATGCTGTGAAAGATAAGCGTCGGAGAAGAATCATAGACAACATCTTGAAGGAGAGAAAGAGTAGGAAAACTGAGGGAACATATGTCAGAGCAGAGTTATATCCGGACGAACGTATCCGCACAGTTGTCAATATCACTGGAACCGAGTCAGGAAGAACTTCTACAAGTAAGCCTAAGGCTCCAGTTACCATTAGACCTATGGGAATCGCTCTCCAGACTCTTACAAAGCATGGGGATGTCGGAGCTGATCTTAGAAAAATGTATGTCCCAGATAAAGGCTTCGCTCTTATCGAAGGTGACGGTAGTCAAGCTGAAGCTCGTGTAGTCGCGCGGCTCGCACGTGATCAGGCTGCAGAAGACGAGATGAACAGAAAGGACTTCAAAAGGAACAAATATGGAATCAAAGACGATATACATACTCGGACCACGATGCTTGTCACGGGCGCAGCTTTTGAAGAGATTGACGACGAGCAGCGTCAGATCGGTAAAAAGACTCGACATGCAGGAAATTATGGAATGGGTAAAAGAAGACTCAGTCTTCTGGCAAAAATATCTGAGTGGAAAGCCGGACAATGTCTCGATCGCTTTCACTCTGATAATCCCCAGATCCGCGATATTTTCTGGGAAGAGATAAGAGTGGCCCTCCAGAACAATAACAAAGTCTTGTACTCTCCACATGGGCGCAGAAGACAATTCTTCGACCGATGGGGAGACGATCTCTTTAAAGAAGCATACTCCTACATACCACAAGCGACAGTATCTGACCACACAAAATTCGCGGCCATTAGGATCGAGACACGTGCGCCATGGATATTAATGTTGGCAGAATCTCACGACTCATTCTTAGCTGAAGTCCCAGTAGACAGAATAGATGAGGCAT